GTACGGCGACGTCAAGGCAGAATAAAACACTGTGAGATATTCATGAATCAAGGAGAAATAGCAGAAATTCAAGGTATGTATGATTACTGCAGAATATTTAATGGGTATGAAGTTGACCATATAGTACCTTTAAACGGAAAGGCAGTATCAGGATTGCATGTACTGAGCAATTTGCAAATTCTTCCAATAAGTGAAAATCGCAGCAAATCAAATAAATACACTATTTTATAGTGCAAATTAGGAGTAATAGATGGCTACAAATACAGAGTTTGATGATGATTTTGAGTTTCCTGATGAAAAAGAAGTTAAGGTTAGGGTACACAACGACGAACCAGGTAATGAAGTTGATATCGATATTGACGTTGTTGATGATACCCCTGAGCAAGACCGAAACCGTAAACCTCTCCCAAAAGAGATGGTGGATGAGCTTGAGCAAGATGAACTTACTGATTATTCAGATAGAGTTAAAGAGCGTATGGCTCAGCTTAAAAAAGTTTGGCATGATGAACGTCGTGAAAAAGAAGCAGCAGCTCGCGAACGTGAAGAGGCAATTAATTATGCTAGAGCAATTCAAACTGAGAACCAACGACTAAAATCTACGCTTACTACAGGCGAACAGTCATACGTACAAATTGCCCAACGTGCAGCAGACCAGGACTTAGCAATTGCAAAGCGTGACTATCGTGAAGCATACGATACAGGTGATACAGATAAGATTATTGAAGCGCAGCAACGTATGAATGATGCGCAATACAGGTTAACACAGTTGCATAATTATCGCCCTAAATACGATAATACTTTACAAGAGCAAGAAAATCCTGTATATATACAACCTGAACGGCCCCAAGTTCCAAAACCCGACCGAAAAGCCCTGTCATGGCAGGACAAAAACAGTTGGTTTGGACAAGATGAGGAAATGACTAGTTTAGCTTTGGGGTTGCATGAAAAGCTAGTACGCGCAGGCACATCTCCTACATCAGACGAGTATTACACAACCATCGATAAAACGATGCGCAAACGCTTCCCAGAATACTTTGGGGATGATTCGCTGGACGATGAAACACCCGCCCAACGCACTAAACAGTCAACCGTCGTAGCACCGGCTTCGCGTAGTACCGCGCCTAAAAAAGTACATTTGTCAAAAACAGCTTTAGCATTAGCTAAAAAACTAGGTTTGACCCCGGAGCAATATGCACGTGAGACTATTAAATTGGAGAACAGATAATGACTGATACTAGACAAAACAGAGAAAACGAAACACGCGAAACATTTCAACGTCAAGCACAATGGGCACCCGCGTCACTATTGCCTGAAATTAAGAAACAACCGGGTTGGGCTTATCGATGGGTTCGTACTTCTATGGCAGGTCAAGCAGATGCCACTAATGTTTCATCAAAAATGCGTGAAGGTTGGGAACCCGTCAAATTGTCGGAGCATCCTGAACTACACTTATATACAGACGCAAATAGCCGCTTCCCAGATTCAATAGAAGTTGGTGGTCTGTTACTATGTAAGACCCCAGAAGAGTTTGTTGAACAACGCTCTGCTTACTATAACAAGCAAACTCAGTCACAGACTGAAGCAATTGACAACAGCTTTATGAAAGAGAACGATGCACGTATGCCCCTATTTAAGGAAAAGCGTACCACTACATCGTTCGGTAAAGGTAAATAAATAATTAATTAAGGAGATTTATATGGCTACTACAGCAGCCCCATATGGTCTACGTCCTATCAATTTAATCGGCGGTCAGCTTTTTGCTGGTTCTACACGTCAAATTAAAATTGCTAGTGCGTATAACTCAAATATCTTTTTCGGTGATATCGTCGCACTTAGTTCAAATGGTGTTATCGTTAAAGTAGCAAACGTAGGTTCAGCAGCAGACCAATTCCCAGCAGGTGTTGTGGGTGTGTTCTTAGGCTGTACATACACAGACCCTAACTTGAAATACAAATTGAATTCACAATACTGGCCTACAGGCACTGTAGCATCTGATGCTATGGCATACGTATGTGATGACCCTGATACATTGTTCCAAATTCAAGCATCAGCTTCAGTAGCACAAGCAGATTTGGGTTTAAACTTCCCAGTTGTGCAAACTGCTGGTTCTACAACTACAGGTAACTCAAAAGTTGCATTAAATGCTGCAGGCGGCGCTACAACTTCTACTATCGGTATGCGTTTAGTTGACTTCGTAGATGGTCCATTCTCTACAGTTGGTGATGCATTTACTGATTGTATCGTTAAATTTAACTTCGGTCAGCATAGTTATTACAATGCTACTGGCGTATAAGGAGAATAAATAATGGCTATTTCACGCGCACAGTTACTCAAAGAACTATTGCCAGGCTTAAATGCTTTGTTTGGTTTGGAGTACAAACGTTATGGCGAAGAACATCAAGAGATTTATGATACAGAGACCTCAGAACGTTCTTTCGAAGAAGAAACAAAATTGTCTGGCTTCTCAGCAGCACCTGTTAAAAACGAAGGCAACGCCATCGCTTACGACAATGCTCAAGAAGCTTGGACAGCTCGCTACACACACGAAACTATTGCTCTTGGCTTCAGCTTAACTGAAGAAGCTGTAGAAGATAACTTGTATGACACATTGTCTGCTCGTTATACTAAAGCATTAGCTCGCGGTATGGCATACACAAAACAAGTAAAAGCAGCTAACGTATTGAACAACGGCTTTACTACCGGCGGTGCATATAACGGTGGTGATGGTGTTCCATTGTTCTCAGCGTCTCATCCACTTATTACTGGTGGTGTAAACAGCAACATTCCAACAGTTGCAGCTGACTTAAACGAAACTTCATTGGAAAATGCAGTGATTCAAATCGCAGCATGGACTGACGAACGCGGCTTGTTGATTGCAGCTAAACCACGTAAATTGATTGTACCACCAGCATTGCAATTCGTTGCTACTCGCTTGTTGGAAACTGAATTACGTGTTGGTACTACAGACAACGACATCAACGCATTGAAAAACAACGGTTCAATCCCAGAAGGTTACGCAATTAACCACTTCTTGACCGACACAAATGCTTGGTTCTTGACTACAGATGTACCTAACGGCATGAAACACTTTGTACGTAGCCCATTAGCAACATCAATGGACGGTGATTTTGACACAGGTAACGTGCGTTATAAAGCACGTGAACGTTACAGCTTCGGTTGGTCAGACCCACTAGGTATGTACGGTTCAGCTGGCGCTTAATAAACGCTAGGTAAGACAAGAGGGAGCTTCGGCTCCCTTTTTTAATGATTTTCTGTATTGCGATGTGTATAAAAAAGAGCAGAATGTGTACATATACACAATAACGTGTATAAATTTTAAAGGAGTTTTACCATGTGGACTAAACCAGCAGCGACAGAAATGCGTTTCGGCTTTGAAGTAACAATGTACGTAATGAACAAATAGTGGTATAGTTTGGAGGTGGTACCCGTGTTGGTCGAGCGTGGTATTAAACGAGAATGCATAAATCCGCCACAACAATAACATACCCCCCACGCCACTTCGGCACTACTAGACAATTGTTTGGGAAGCTGGAAGCGCAACCTTGGGGGGTTCTTTTTATGGGCGGTTAAGCCGACACCAGAGGATGTAGTAAGTAACGAGTTTTTCGGCTTTCTGCGTTACATGTAACAACTACCGAATCTGCGCCCTCTTCTTTCTATCTTCTTCATAGTGATGTTTGCGGTGACAATTACTGCAAAGAACTACGCACTTAGCCATAATCTCCTCCATTGCAAAGTTAAAACGCCCTGCACGAATAAGTTCAGTAATCTTTTTGTTAGCTGGATTGGGTATTACATGATGGAAATCTAGTGTTGCGGAATGGTTTTCACCACATTTGGTACAAGATAAACGAGACTTAAACGCTGCAAATTCAGCTCTTTTGGACTTCCTTGCCTTACCTGATGCAGCTATTATCCTATCTTTGTTTGCTTCATAGTACTTCTTCGCGTATTCTTTCTGCTTTTCTTTCTTTTTAGCTGGGTCTTTATATGGCATTCTGAGTCCAATAAACAGTTGACATGACTACAATAACATAGTATAAAAGCAACATCTAGGAATATTTTTTTACTGGCCCAAACTGACCTAGCAGATATTATAGAAATTGGGTTGGGAAGTGCTATAACACAAAGGAAATTAAAATGGCAATCGCTACTCACTTAGGCCCATGGTTATTGGGTACTGTAAAAAATACTACTGGCACAACAGCTGGTACCGTTCGTAACACAGGCGCTACTGTAGTATCTCAAACTGTTACAATCCCGTTTGCATCGATTAACGCTTCGCTTACAGGTACAGCATTTGTACTTCCAGCAGGTTCTATTATTCATGCTACCCAATTTTTTACTACAGCTACATTTAGTGCAGCTACAACAATTAAAACATCTATTGGTGCTACTGATATTTCAGCAGCTACTACTATTACAGGCCCTGCTGCTCCAGCTAACTTAACAGCTGCAACTGCCGCTGACGCAACAACAGCCTTGATATCTAACGTAGGTACAAC